TGATCCCCAAACCAATGATATAGTGTGATCGATGAGAAACTTCTAAATGCGTCATCTGTCCCTACTAGCTTTCTACCAGAATTCGCAGTAGAGTCTAATTCATTTACAAGTCCGGTATCAACATTCATGTCTTGATTTTTAAAGTAACGCTTGTATAGTTCCTGTACGAAACTCATAGTAGAACCGTCTACTTTATCATATAGAGACACACTTACTTCTGGGAAGTCAACACGTGTTGGGACATAAATGCGTCTACCGTACTTGTCAATTGGTTGTGTTTGTGTCTGAACAGTAATCGGAGATACAGATTTAGCATATGCAGAATATTCTTCTGCATTCTTACCGTCTGTTGTCTTAAATTCTAAGAACCATTGATTGGTTAGCTTTGGAGCAGACGAAATTGCAGATCCTGGTTCTCCACCAAATCCAAATTTCTGTCTAGCTCCGCTGCTATCTCTGATTATATCAGCCATTAATTAAACCTTAGGTTAGTATTATTGACCTAGAGAGCCACTACCGATGCCACCAGCGAACTGGTTATCTGTTGGCATAATTTCATTGCCTGTAAATGTTGCGTTATCGTACTGTAGAGTAAGTGCAATAGTTACTGGATCTGATACTGAGTAATCTGACTGTGAGTAATCTGTGTTTGTTAGGAAACAGCCTTCTAGCTGCCACTGTTCGATTGGTGCACCTGAGTTACCATCTAGTGTTTCAATGTACATACCGAACTTGTAGTTAGAACCTGATGCTGGACCAGTCTGCTCTTTGTGGTTTAGCTGTGTCTGTAGCTGACGACCAACTAGCTTTGTTAGATTGTTTGCTACATCATCACGTAGTGTAATTGTTACTGGTTCCCATGTGTGCTTGCCCATCATGTACATACGTGAGTTGTATGAATCTATTGGGATTGACTCGTGTGAAACTTTTGGACGTGTTACATTCATTACTTGACGTGTGAATTCTTGTGGTGCTGGGTTAGTTGTACCACCGAAACCTGTTACTACAACACGAAAACGATAGTTTAGTTTTGGTTGTAGGATACCTGTGCCTGTGCCTGTTGAATCTAGTGGCACACCGAATTTGTTTAGTGTTGACATTCTCTTATCTCCTGAAAATAGTTATAAACTATAGTGTTATACAAGTATTTATCTAATACGTACTAAATTAAAGTTGTAGTTAATAAAAAACCCCGCATAAAGCGGGGTTTCTTGTTTGTTTGTTTGTTTGTTAAAGAACTATATTATAGTGATTCACCTGTATTACGAATACGTAGTGGAATGTAGATAAATTCAACTGATTTCGCTGGCTGAATTGCAACGTCTACCCATAGTTCGTTTCTATCAATACGTGCTGGTGTGTTATTTGTTTCGTCACATACTACTAGGAAGTCGTATAGGCCACGATTAATAACAAGACCTGAACAGAAACGTTCTACTGCATCACGCATGTTATCACGTGTGATTTTGTCATTCTGTTCGAATAAGAAACCACGTGATAGCTGGTCAAGATTGAAACGCATGTAGTTGATTAGACGTGCTACGTTAACACGGTCTGTTGCTGATGCATATGATTGAAGTGTCTTCTGACCATATACTACTAGACCTGTGCCTGGCATATCTGCGATTGGGTTCATTCTGTTCATGTATAGAACGTCACGCTGGCCTTCTGTTAGACGTACACGTGAGAATTCGTTTTCGTCTGTTACATAACCAACTTGTGAAGCATTTGATACAACGCCACGTGTTAGACCCGCTGGTGCAAACCATGGGAATGATACTTGGTCTGAGAAAGCAAATGTGCGTAGTGCAACTGCTGATGCTGGGATTACAACATCGTTACCTGATAAGTCTGTTGATAGACCATGTGGGTAATAAACACCTGCGTATGCATCTGCTGGAAGATTTGAATCTGCCCATGCTTTCATTGATGTTGAATCTGACTTCAATGTTAGTGGAGCATCACCGATTACGAATGCGATTTCTTTCTTATCTTTGTTTAGAGAAATCATTTCGTCCATTAGTTCTGGGTAACCAGGTGCTGCGATTAGGTTGAAGTAAGTTGCTTCTGAACGAATACCTTCGTTGCCTGCTACTGCCGCTTGCATTGCTTCTACTACCATACCACGTGTTGCTTCTGAACCAAAGCGACCTGAACCATCTAGGTTTAGACCTGATGCCCATACCCACTCGCCATTTTCCCAACGCTTAACGTTGTATGTTGAGTAGTCCATGTTTACTAACATGATGTTCTCTGGGTGTAGTTCTGCATTTGGTGCATCTGCGTGTGATGTACGTGCATTTGCTGCGCCGTTAGCGTCGAATGGTGCATCGTTTGAGTAGTGACCGAATACAAGACCGTTAGTTGATGATTGGTCTGCATTGTCTAGTTTTACCCACTCTGAACCGTTCCAACGATATACTGTTGGGTATGGCATTGCATCGCCGTCTACCCAGATATCACCAGTTACTAGTGCTGATGTACCGTCTTTACGCTTTGTTGGCATACCTGAACGTAGTTGTAGTTCTGCTTGGCTTAGACCGTTTGAGTCTTCTGACCATGCATACTTTGTCCATTCCATTTGCGAACCATTGAATTCATTACGTAGAATTTCAATTTTTAGGTCTGCATCGAACCATAGTGTACCTTCAGCGATATCACCTTTTGGTTGTTCTTCTGATGCTTCATATGATAGGTCTTCCCATACTGATGCAGTGTTATCTGCCGCTGTGAAGCCCAAGTCTGTTTGACCGGATGTGAATGATAGTGATAACCATTTACCATCTGTTTTAGTGAAACGTACACGGTCATTGCCAATTTTTTCTACACGCACATTCGCATTATTAAGTGTTGTGTCTGATTGCATTGTTGAGATTACATTGTCAAGTGTTGCACCTGAGAATGAGAAACCTGCGCCTGCAATATTGAAAACTGTTGTGATTGATGAAGTGTTTGCAATTGCATCACTTGTTAGTACATTCGTTGTCGCGCCTGTGTGACGGCGTAGTTGAATAATACCCAGTGATGAATCGTGATGTGTGTATACATCACCTTCTGTAATTAGGTCTGCTAACGCTAAATCATCTGAACCATATACTGGCGCTTCAACCGCTTGGAATAGACCTGATGCTGCATTGTATGCCGCTACTGCTAGGTCAAGACCGCCGCCCTGTTGAGTTAGACGAACATATACATCGCCTGATGCGCCTGTTGGTGCGAATTTAGCAAATGAGAAGTTAGGTGATCCGATGTCACCTAGTAGAACCCAGTTAACACCTACTTTTGACCAATATGAGATACGTGCGGTTGATGTTACAACTGCAAAGTCACCTGTTGAACCAAATGTGTTTGATGGTGATGCGTAGCCTGATATGCTGATTGTTTCAACGTTACCTGAGCCTGGTTCATCGTTTAGAATCACTGGGTTTGCTGCTACCCAATCTGTGCCATCATGTTTGAATAGACCAAATACTGATGAGTCTGTGTCATGCCAATATGTACCGCCTGTTAGAATACCTGCTGGTTCATTTGATGATGCTTCTAGTTGTGATAGATCCATGTCTGCACGAATAACATAAGCGTTATTTGATACACCTAGATACTGATATGCTGCTAATAGACCGTATTCACTTGTTTCTGATCCTTGCACAACTGAGCCACCTACTTCATAAAACTTTGGTTCACCAAAAGTTTCAACTAGTTCTCGCTGTGAAGAAACAAGATACGCAACGCCAGCGTTTGCTGGGATTGTTCCGGCTGCGATTGTCGAGCCTGATGCGTCTGTTTTGTTTGCCGCTGTTGCTACTACAACTAACGGTAGGGTACCTTGGGTTGCTGCCGCGTACTGTGACTCGTCAACTACCATTACTGATACACCTGGGGATACTAATGTCGCCATCCTTGTTCTCCTTATTGAATATACGAATTGCTAGTAGTATTTATGAAAAATACGCTATTTCTAGTGTTTTTGAATTAACTACGTAGACAATGTTTACTATACTTAGCTATGGGAAATGTAATCTATAAGATTATGAGTTTGTTTTACTAAGTTTTCCAGACTATCGTTATTATCGATTGTGTAGTCTGCCATCCATTGCTCTAGGCTCATGCTGTTCTTAGGTTCAGGGGGGAGGCGATCACTTCTATCTACCCAAATACAATAATCAAATACTCCAGTATTCTTCATTGCATTAAATTCTTTTTTATTACGTAATCCACAATAGATATCGTATTCTTTAAACATTTCTCTGCCCAAACGTGCAGGGTCATTTAGGTTATACTCACAGATTGCATCATACCATTCTGAACGGTGATTATGTCTATCTGCATAACATTCTTTTTCATTTGCATATCCATACTTGTCTTTAAGCATATCATAAATGAAAAGGGTTGAGCAAAACTGTGAGCTACTTTCAAAACTATAATCATATTCATCTCGGAGTATTTCACACACTGTGTCTTTACCGTGACGCCCATGTCCAATTACTAGTAACTTCTTTTTATTCATAAGAACCTCAACACTATATTATATAAGATTATGGTTATAACAGACCCCAATAACATACTGTACCAGAATCCAATGTAGCCAACTGTTAGTGCAAATATAACAAAAAATGCAAGACTTGTCAAGACAAAATATACGGTTTCCATACTAAATTTAGAAAAAGTTTCAACATCTACACCCGCATACCACATGAATATCATTGCTAAAAAGGCAGTAAAAGGTATACCCATGAGTAGTGCGGCTAGTGTTGCGTTACGTTGTGCAACCGTACTAACTGTAGCTACGAGTATACCTGATATTACTGCTTTGAGTAGAAATTCCATACAGCTATTTAGCCGATAACAAACCCAAGAGGCGCCGAACCATCATTATAGTTTGTCAGTTCGAATTCTAATTTTTCAATTAGTGCATCTGCTTCTGCTTTCATTTCAGCACCGTTAAGTGTTACGCCGCCCTGCGCGCCTGGAAGTGATGAAAACTTACCACGTGCTTCACCTAACATACGCTTACAATATGCAAGTGCATAATCACGAATCCAACTCTTGATATAAGGATCAATCATAAGTTGGTCTTCGTTACGTTCTAGATGTACGTGTACAAGCACAGTCGTATCCGCTCTCATTCTACGTAGAAGTTTTAGTTTCTTTGTCACTGGATTCCAGATAAATTGAATGTCGGTTGCCGCTACACGATTGATT